ATAAAGAGACACGCAACCAAGTCATCGTTACACCCATCATCTGCCTCAAAGGATGACCCCTTCACAATAAATGTAGAGAGCTCGTTGATGATGTCATAATCCTCAACAATGATTTTATTATCTTCAACCAACTGTTTGAGGTTTGAACAACCAATCTTCTTAACTGCTTTAGTTGTCCTTACCCCTAATTGCGCTCTACCACCAGAGAAGCCTGCTCCAATGACCTGTCCCGCACGCCCACGCATACTAGCCATAATAAGGTTGTCATACTCCAAGTCAAACTGCATCGCATTAGCGACCTGCTCTCCTATGTCATTGACCTCAATCAATACATATGCCTGATTATATGCTCGTGCAATGTCATAGATTTTAGATGGGAATATGAGAGGTTTTAGTTCGTTATCCCTAAACTTTGCCACTACCTTATAAGGTATCTCGCTAACATCTACAACCACAAATGCCGAGTAATCGTTTTTTGTTCCCCGTGAAACATCTGCAACTAGAACATATGTGCGTCCCTCTTGCGGTGAAACATGAATATCAAGACCAGCGTTAGATTGTTTTGGTGTTCTATATGTCAATTGTTTAAGCTTAGATGGTGCAATCAGTGTGTTGATAGAGCCCAAAAATTCACACTCAAATTCTGTGTTGAACTGTGCTTGAGAGGTATTCTTAATTGTTTCCTCTTTCCACTTCTCATCTCTGCCAGGAACTTCACTCCAATGAACCTCAATAGGAATATAGGTGTTGCGACCTTCTTCGGCGTCTACCCACAACTTGTAGAACATATTCATACCATGTGGCGTGGAAACAATCATCACCTTGGTAGTCTTACCAGATGAAATCGTAGGATACACTGAACTGAAGAACTGCTCGGCTACATTCGAAGGGACGTAAGCAAACTCATCAAGGAAAATAATATTATAACTACCGCCACGAACGGCACTAGCACTAGTAGATGATGCAAGAATTTTTGAACCATTTTCTAACTCCAAGGAACCTTTGTTCCATGACATCACACCCTGTTGCAACCACTTGGGTAGATGTTCATACGCAAGTTGCAAACGTGATAGTAAGTCTCTAGCAGTTGCAGCCTTATTTGCAAGAATTGCAATATTCACACTTGGATTGAAAAGTGCATAGTGAAGTAAATATGAAATCATAACAGTAGACTTACCAGATTGTCTGGGTAGTTTACAAATGGTGAAACGGTTATTATGAAATGTGCCTACCATCTCCTTTTGAAAGTCATACATCTTAAAAGGCACAAGACCTTCATCCAGAGAAACAATCTTAACGTAGTTCTCTATGAAGTATTGCGGGTCTTCCATACACAAAGAATACTCTTTAAGTTGTTCCTTTGTCCAAGACTGCTGAATATTGGCCTTCTTGAGATTAGGATTACCAAGGTAGGTTACATCAGCCATCTAATTTTACCAATGACCTATTCTTTATATGCTCTTCTTCAATATCATCCTTAGATTGACCAAAGTATTTTACTGCATTATATGACTTGATGAGTTCGTCATTAACTGTTGATTTGATAGTAGTATTTTCCAATTCATACTCAACAAGAAACTCACCAAGGATTCGACCATACTTACCTACGCCATCCTTTCTTGTGCGTAGAGTTTGTGTAGAACCTTTTGGTAAGAAATTTTCAACAAAATGTTTTGCAGCCAATCCGTAGACCTTTTCTTCTTTATCGCTAGTTCTCGACTCAGGCGTATCCACACCATAGAAACGAACTCGTTGTTTCTTCAACCAAACACCAAATCCCAAATCAATATCGACATCAGCAGTGTCACCGTCTACTACTCTAACAATTTTACATTGATATTCGTACATTATTTTCCCTTTAACATCTTCTGTAACTCAGCAGTGCTACCGACGAACAATGCGTTAGTTACATTCTTTGGTGCGTTGTTTGGAACCTCTTTGAGTTTCCTCATCTTCTCTTGTAAATCACCTAATTTCTCGGCAACTTCTGAAACTTGTTTGATAAGATTTCCAGCAACCTCATATGCTCTTGGATGCTCACCTTCTTTTGCAAGCTCCAGTATACCTTCAATCGCAGCTGAACCTTTCTCCACCAGATTGTAGAAGTTGTCTCTTTGATATTTATAATCATCATCAATATCATCACCTAATGTAACAATTGGTTTAGACTTTGATGGAGCATCATAATACGACAGTGGGGTTGCAAGTTTTTCCACTACACCAAGGGCCTTATCGATAGAATTACTCATCTGTACCTGTTACTGGATTATAACTTTTCGCATCAGTAAAGAAGGATGTCACTTCATTGAATCCAAAATCATCGTCAGCATCAGCACTAGTTGGGTTTGGTGTAACTGTATATCTCTGCTCTCGTGTCGGTGTAGTGTCCGGCAAATCAGCATATTGGTCAACCTGTACAGTCTTGATAACCTTACTAGAGGTAATAGGACCATAGAGATAGAACTTGCATGTGAAATCTAGAGTATAGATAATTGCTCGTCTAGTTGTAAAGTCTCCTTGATAATCATCCTCATAACTAATACTGTTTAGAATGACAGGAATATCTTTTTTTACATCCATATTAGGATTATCATTCATCGTTATTGTGTAATCTGGCTGAAAGTATGGAAGAATCTGTTCGATAACCTGTAGTGCGTCATCAGACTGTTTTGCAAGAATATAAAGTTGAAAACCAATATTATATGGAACTGGCATATACTGGGTATCAAGCTGAGATGCTTTATCACCCTTAACCTTCTTGAACTTCTGAACACGATTTAACTTTCGTGCAGGGTCATAAGTAAGACCAGTAATCTCAAATCCAATACGAGGCAAAGTAACTGATGCAGCTTTACTAAGGTCTGCATCATCGTTCAATCGAACAAGAAACTTCTGTCTTGGTCCGTATGCCAGAGGAACCTTCATGGTCTGTTGAATTGCTCCAGTGTTATCCTTACGGACTAACTGAATATTATTAAAAACTGTCCCGAAACCCACAACTATGTTGCGTATTGTTTCGTGATAGAATTGGGTTCCTAGCATAATGTCATCTCCATTTTCATTTTAGCAACTACACGCCTCTTAGCATTATAAGCATCTTTTCTCTGGGTATAAGTTTCTTTATGTCTTTTCGCATCCGACAACTTTATAGCAAGTTGTTCCTTGCTAGGTCTAGTTGGTATATTACTTAGATCAAACATTAATCTGCACTCCCTGCATCACCAAATGGATTTGATTCACTGAAGTCTAGTACAGTATCATCCAATGTTTCAAACAACTCATTTTGAGCTGTTTTATCTGTACTCATATCACCTATTATATAGTCTTCTTGTATAAGGAACTCATCACCACCAGTTTCAAGTAGAATACTCTCACCACCAAGTGTAGTTTCATCTTCACCGATAATGTTATCACTATCAGTCTCATCCAACAGCAAACCACTATCTTCACTGGTATCATAAACAATCCTAATTCCCTGATTAATAGTCGTTCCCGTTGATTGCTCAAGAGTTAATTGATAATCAGAACTTGCAACTGACAACGAAGACTCAATCGCATCAATCTCAGTAATACCAGTATCTAGTGCTTCTGAACCATAATCAAACAATCGACACCGCATTTTATAAACTGGATTACTATCCAACTGATAGAATGGCTCATCATGGTCTACGAAGTTAATTTCAAATAACTTCTTGAGAGTTGGGTGATAAATCGCATCACCTTCTTGTGGTCTGTCAGCATCAGTCGCATCTGTTTCATTTACAATATAGAAGTTACTACCCTCAAGTTTAGAAGTAGAGTCAATTGTACCAGACTCCAAAAGTATAGAACCAGATGATGTTGAGTCTGTTCCAGCCTCAATCTGAATCTGTTTAGTCTTCTCTTGAAATCTTGTCTTACTCACAACGAAGGTTGCTTCACTAAGATTTTGTAACCCAAACTGTGACATCAACTCTTTTTCACCAGCAAAACCACCTCCAGAATCTTCCATATACATTTCGATAAGAGACTGAGTGTTAAACTTTGATAGAGAGTCTTCACCAAGAACAGTATCCTCTGCAACAAGTGTGCGGTCAAGATAATATACGTCATGGCCATGAATCTGAATAGCCTCTGCAACCAAATCAGCATATAGATTTTGTTCAGTTGAAATGGCAGCAACGCCACTTGTGTGAAAATGTTTATTTACTGCCATGAATTATCCTATCATGTAATTGACTGGTAACTCAAAAGTGAGCTGAATTTGTTCTTCTAGCTTATTAATCTCTTCCTGTGCTTGTGAATAGATAGTTTCACCATTCATAGTAACACCACCAAGCATTGCAACACCACTAAACTTAGATAGGTTTGCTCCCCACTGCTGTTTAATCAGGGCAGTTGCATACCTCTTGAGGAAGAT